ACTGAAGAAGGTCTCCGCGTCTACCGTCTATCTATTGGTGATAGTGCTAAAGCTTGGGCGAAAGCCTTGGGTAAACTGATGGCACTTAAAGACCCAGTAGATCGTATCATCCTAGACTACCGCGCAATCCGACCAGCAGGTACACGCCTGAAAGGTTACGGTTGGATTTCATCTGGTGATGACACGCTGCACATTGCCTTGAGCCGCATCTGTCAGATTATGAATGACCGCGCAGGACAACTGCTGACCCGCATGGATATTCTAGACCTACTTAACCATATGGGAACTACACTATCCTCACGCCGATCTGCAGAGATTGCAGTGATGCCAGTGGATGACCCTGAGATTGATGAGTTCATCACAGCTAAGAAAGACTTCTGGCTGCACGACAATGCACACCGTCAGCAGTCTAACAACTCCCTGATGTTCTATAAGAAGCCAACGAAGTGGGAACTGTCCTACATCTTTGATCGTATGGTTGAAGCTGGTGGTTCAGAGCCAGGATTTATTAACGCAGAAGCAGCGTTGAAACGTGCCCCTCACTTTAAGGGAGTCAATCCATGTGCAGAAATTCTGTTAGGAAACAAGAGCTTCTGTAACCTAGTTGAAGTAGATTGGGGTAAATACCTAGATGACTTCGAGGGTCTGCAGAAAGCTGTGTACCTAGCAGCGCGGGCAAACTACCGACAGACTTGTGTGAACTTGGATGATGGTATCTTGCAACGCTCATGGCACGAGCTGAATGAGTTCCTACGTTTATGTGGCGTAGGTGCTACAGGCATCGTGAAGTGGTTAGACCAACAAGAATATCTGTATAACAACATCCCGTCTATGTTGAATAACATCGCATCCTCGGCTCGTCAGGGTGCTAACGATATTGCAGATGAACTAGGGCTACCACGGGCAAAGCTTGTCACAACTATCAAGCCAAGTGGGACATTATCAAAGGTCATGTCGACTACGGAGGGCGTCCACAAGCCTCTCGGAAAGTACCTATTCAATAACATCACATTCAGTAAGCATGACCCAATCGTGCCTATCATGACTGCGGCAAACTATAAAGTTATTGAGAAGCCTTTCGAACCTGACAGCGTGTTGATTACCTTTCCGGTATCTTATGACGATGTGAAGTTTGATGAGGTAGACGGTAAGTTTGTAAACATCGAGACAGCAGTGCAACAGTTAGACCGATACGGTTTGATGATGAAGCACTATGTTGACCACAACTGCTCAGTTACTATCTCCTACTCACCTGACGAAATCCCAGCCATCATTGAATGGATTATGAACAACTGGGATTTATACGTGGGTGTGTCATTCATTTATCGTAACGACCCAACAAAGACTGCGGCTGATTTAGGTTATGCTTGGTTACCCCAAGATGTCGTGTCTCAAGAAATGTACGATGAATATGTTTCCCAACTGTCACCAGTAGACATCGAGAATGCCAATTCGTTTGACGAGTTGACAGACGATGAGTGCGCCACTGGTGCTTGCCCAATCCGTTAAGGAACAACAATGGCCAAAAATTCGATCAGTAAAAAAGATAAGACTAGGAAGTCTTCCTATCAACGTAAGGTCGAAGAGCAAGGGCGTGCGGTAACTCCGCGCGTCCAGCCGCTCTTACCTATGAACCCAGCTCAAGATAACTACATCGAATGTATTAAGCAGTACGGTCAGGTGTTTGTCACAGGACCAGCGGGTACAGGTAAAACGTATATCGCTGCAGCTATTGCCGCAGACATGTACGCCCAGAAGAAAGTAAGGAAAATCATTTTAACCCGCCCTAACATTCCGGCAGGTAAGTCTCTTGGTTTCTTCGCGGGTACTATCGAAGATAAGATTGCACCTTGGGTATACCCCTTGACCGAGGTGTTAAGCCAACGACTAGGTAAGGGTAAGTTTGAACTGGCCCGCAAACGTGAGGACATCGAGATTGTACCTTTCGAAGTTATGCGTGGCCGCAGCTTCAACAACTGCTTCGTCATCCTAGATGAAGGGCAGAACCTAACACCACATGAGATGAAGATGTTTCTGACCCGCATCGGTCAAGAAACTAAAGTCATCATCAACGGCGATGTATCCCAGCACGATCTACAGGGTACGTCAGGTCTCAAGGTAGCTATCGATTTGCTACATAAACACAACATCCCTGCAGCCCACTGTGAGTTCACTCACGATGATGTGGTTCGATCTGGCATCTGTGCCGCATGGACCCGCGCCTTTGATTAGGTTGCACCATAGAGGATTAAATTAATGTTTCCCTATATCTCTCAAGACCTACTAAATGAACTGAATTTCCGTTTCCCAGTACAGGCCCCTCAATACCTTGAGCAGCATGATATGCTGATGTGGAGAGGTGGACAGCGTTCGGTGGTAGACTTTCTTACAACACTTCACGCAGAACAAGAAGCTGCGAAATTAGGAGAATGAATTATGTGTTTCGGTTCCCCAGCGGCACCCGCCCCACCAACACCCGCCCCACCCCCTGCAGCACCTGCAGCGGTTAATCCGGTCCTTACAAATATGTATGACCCGAGTAATCCTGAGAGTGGCATGGCGGCTGAAAAAGGCGCAGTCCAAGGCAAGGCTAAAGGCACGTCACAACTTCAGGTAGACCTCGATCCTATCGTGAGCAATCTCGATGCGGATACTGGTCTGCAGATTACTAAGTAGGTCATATATGTGCACAGCATTAAACGCAGCTCGTAAGGTCTCTAGAGAAACTAAAGGTATTATCGGCGGTGGTGTTACACAGCTTGATGATGCCTTCGACAACGCTGAACTACCTATCAAAAAGGTAGCGAAGAAGGTTGAAGACAAGGTTGACGATCCAAAGTTATTGGGTGCTGGCCTCCAAATTATGAAGTGAGAATATAAATGAGTATGGGAACCGCAGAAGCGCGTTACCACCAACTCGAGCAGTCACGTCAATCTTATCTAGATCGAGCAAGAGATTGTTCGTTGCTAACTATTCCCTCCCTAATTCCGCAGGATGCCCATAACGAAACGAGTGATTTATATACTCCGTTTCAGGGCATTGGTGCGCGTGGTGTGAATAACCTAGCATCGAAACTGTCTCTTGCCTTGATGCCACCTAACTCCCCCTTCTTCCGTTTCATGGTTGAGCCATACACCTTAAAGGATTTGGCTGAAGATGAAGCGGCACGAACCCAGATTGAACAACAACTGGGTGAGTATGAACGGGCAGTTATGTCGGAGATTGAAACGTCTGGCGACCGAGTTGCGGTACATGAAGCACTTAAACATCTAATCGTGGGCGGCAATGTGCTATTGCATATAGGCCCTGAGAAGACACGAGTAATCCACCTAGACAGCTATGTCGTATCTCGCGCACCTAATGGTGAAATCCTAGAAGTCGTTACTGTAGAGCATGTCTCACCTAACGCATTGGATAAAGCGACTGCCGCTAACATCTCTGGTAAACTTGAAGGTGACGAAAAGACTGTTGAAGTCTACACTCACATTGAACGTAAGAATGAGTTCTATAATGTATACCAAGAGGTCAAAGGCTCAGTCGTCTCTGGCTCTAAAGGTAAATATAAGAAGAACAACGTACCATTCCTGCCCCTACGCTTCTCCCGTATTGACGGCGAAGATTATGGTCGCGGATTTGTAGAAGAACTTCTAGGTGACTTACGGTCCCTTGAAGGTCTCTCCCAAGCAATCGTCGAAGGCGCTGCAGCAGCCGCCAAGGTTCTCTTTATGGTGAACCCAAATGGCACTACACGCATGAGGACAATCGCACAGGCTGAGAACACTGCTATCATCGAGGGCAACCGAAATGATGTATCAGTTCTACAGATGGATAAGTTCAATGACTTCCGCGTGGCCTATCAGGCTATGCAGGGGATTGAGGAACGCTTGTCACAGCAGTTCATGTTGCAATCTTCAGTCCAACGTAATGGCGAACGAGTTACTGCAGAGGAAATTCGTTACCTCGCAGGTGAGCTTGAGGATACCCTATCCGGTATCTACTCAATCTTATCGCAGGAATTTCAGCTACCTTACGTTAACCGTAAGATTGAGGTTCTGACCAAATCTAAGAAGCTACCAAAGTTACCGGATGATGTAGTTAAACCTACCATCGTTACAGGTATGGAAGCTCTTGGTCGTGGTCACGATCTACGCAAGTTGGACATGTTTATTCAGGGTATGACGCAAGCATTAGGACCAGAGGTTCTACAGCAGTACGTCAATCTACAGGATTACATTAAACGTCGAGCAACAGCTCTCGGTATCGAGACTGAAGGCTTGATTAAATCACAAGAACAAATCGCCCAAGAACAGCAACAGGCACAGCAGCAACAGATGATGATGCAAGCTGGCCCGTCAGCAATTCAAGAAGGCGCTAAAGCATTAGGAAACTCTTATGTTGAAGGCCAAAGACAACAAGGCGGTGGAGAAGGATAAGGCTGTAGAAGCCCAACCTGCACCCACACCTGAAAAGAAACCACTGGCTGCACCTGCCGTATCTAAAGGCGTATCCAAAATTACACGGATCGATTACTAGAACATGGCAGAAAGCATCACAATCACAGAAGACGATACTGGCCCAGAAGCACCCGTTGCTGAGGATAACCAATCTGAACGTCCTGAATGGTTACCTGAGAAGTTTAGCTCTCCCGAAGACCTAGCAAAATCCTACAGTGAACTTGAGAAGAAACTCTCTGGTCCAGCAGACGAAGCTGAACCTGAGACTGAGGCACCTAAAAGTGACCCACTTAGTTTCGATAAGTTCTCTGAGGAATTTGCTGGCTCTGGTGAGTTAGGCGAGGAAAGCTACGCAGAACTTGAGACTATGGGTTACCCCAAAGAGATGGTGGAAACCTACATCAAGGGAATGCAATCCGCTCAGACAGCAGATGCAGACGCAGTGATGGAAGTCGCTGGTGGGAAAGATGGTTATCAAGAGTTGACTGAGTGGGCTAAAGGTAGCCTCGAGAACAACGAATTAGAACTCTACAACCAAATGGTTGGGACAAGCACTGATAATGCAAAGATGGCAGTCGAATGGCTGCAGTCCAAGCGGGAAGCAATGGAAGGCTCTGAGCCTACCCTGCTATCAGGAAAATCACAGGCATCGTCCAAGGATGAGTTCCGCTCTACTGCGGAAGTAGTAGCAGCAATGAAGGACGCCCGTTACGGCAAGGATACCGCGTACACTAAAGACGTGGAAACCAAGCTAGGACGTTCTTCAGTATTTTAAAGGAGATTACTATGCCTAAAGGTAAAGGTACTTACGGTAAAAAAGTAGGCCGTCCACCAAAGAAAAAGTAAACACCTCTGGCGGGGCGCTGGGTATCAACCACGTCCCGTCAATTCCTATGACACGAGAACATCTAGCACACCTTTTTAGGTGGCTGAGACTATCAACGATGAACGACTAGGCCGGATGCGTCCGACAACCCTGACAAGTAGTAAGCGACAGTCATTCTCAATCTAAATTAAAATTCCATAGGATAAAGAAAATGACCAATGTAACCGCATCACGCTTGGGCGTTGTCAATAAGGCAACTCCATCGGATAACGCAGCAGCTTCGGCTCTGTTCCTTAAAGTCTTCGCTGGTGAAGTTCTCACCGCATTTGACGAAGTAAACGTAATGAAAGACCTACACGTCTCACGC